CCGATCATCTGGTTGCCGCGCACCTTGGTGTATTTTGCATACGCGACAGAAATGCCCTGCCCATACAGGAAGCTGCTGTCGAATCCGCCGCCGCCATCGTCTGCCTGATGGATGTGGTTTTCGCTGATCGTCACCGATTCAACGTTAGGGTTCGCGCCTGACTGCCCGAGGAGTTTTACGGCAAGATCATTTCTTCCGAGAAGATTGTTGTGAATGAAAACGCGGCGAATCACCGTGTCCGCATTGACATTGGAGCCATCGACCAGGATGCCGATGCCGTTACCGGAATTGTTGGAATAGAAAATCAGGTTGTTATGGATATGCAGGCCGCCGCTGGCCGCGAGAATACCGATCGAGTTGGCGCCAATGTCATTTTCAGTAATGACGGTGTCGCCGCTACTCTTGAGGAACTGCAGGCCAGCGATGGAATTGCTGCGCACCATATTGCCGCGAACAATGCCAACGCCATTGCCAGTTGCGGACAATCCGATCTGATTCGATGACAGATTGCAATTCAGGACGCGGAAGCCGAGGCATCCATTGAAATAGATGGCGGCTCCGAAATTCGACAACTGCAATGATTCGACCGTGCAGCCGACGCCATTGGAGAACGAGAAGCCGGTAAAAGAACCGGTTCCGGTAATTGTCGCGCCAATCGTGGTTGCATTGTACGAGCCGGAAAATGCCGGGCCGAAAATGCGAATATTGGATTTATTGGCGACCGTAACTTGCTGGGTTGTCTTGTAGCACCCGACCGGGAAATAGACCGAGCCGCCGCTGGACGGCAGCGAGTTGATCGCGCCAGTGATTGCTGAATAGTTATCGGTAGCATTGTCGCCAACGGCGCCGAACCAGCGCACATCGATCGGCCCGGAGAATGAGCGTTTCCAGCGACGGCCATTCGTGGCCACGATGATCGTGCCGCCGTTATCTGCGCTGGTCGTATCGCTGTCGTCCGGCGTGAACGTGCCGGCGATGCCTGACGGGGTTGCAGCCACGAGATAACCCGTGACGTAGACGGCGGTTGCTGCCGCTGTCAGGGCGCGCAGGCTGGCATAGTCGGCTACGCGAATAGTATTGGCCTGGTTCTGCGCATCGAGTGCAGAACCTGCTGCAGCAGCTGCGCTGGCAGCGGCAGCGGCAACCTCGCTACTCATTTGTTGTATCTGGGATTGCGAAACCGGCGGCAGCATGAAGACGTTGCCACTCTGCCGATACGTCAGCGGGATTGGGCAAATAGCCAAAATATCCCCGCTCTGTGGATCGGTGCCGTCCGCGCGCTTGATGGCGATGTTACCCAGGCCGTTCACATTCAGCGTGCAGGCGCCCGTATTGGCCCGGTTCGGCAGCATCTTGACTTCGAGGCCGTCGAACAATCCCGTCGCCGTGATCTTCGCATCCAGCGCCACGACGTAGGCGTTATCCGTCGTACTGGAGTTGACGGCATAATTTACGGCGCCACCCTTCAGCGCGGCCTCGCCCGGCAGCTTGTCGAATGCGCTGTTCACGGCCTGCGTGATCGCATTGACGTCGGCCGCGCGCGCCTTCGTGCCGGCGGCCAGCGACGATGGGGGCGTAAAGAATTGATTGCTCATCGTGAAAGTCTTCTGTTGGAAAAGTGGATCAGCAGGCCTTGCAGCACGTGGCCCATGTCGAGATTCGTGTTGCTGTAGAACTGGGCGCTGACGTTCAGGCCCGTGCCTTCGATGCTGAATTCGGGCGCCGTCACGACCTGCGCGTCATACGAAAAGCCATCCCAGCTGTCCGTGTCCCAGTAGCCGCCGTTGCCGCCCACGCTCGCCGTCTGCAGGCGGTGCGTGCCGACATCCGGGATGCCGTACGAGAATTCCGGCTGGAACCGTACGGCCGCGTACGCGGTGGCGCTCATCTCCAGCACGGCCTTGCGGAAGCGCTTGCGGATGCGCGGGTTGCCCACCGTGTTGAATGGCAGGTGCAGGTAGGCCTCGATCGCCTGGCCGTCGAAGCTCGATCCGACGTCGGCCTGGTAGACGTAGCCGTTCGAGTCGCCGAACAGCACGACGTTGTTGCTGGTCGCGTCCTCGCAGCTGGCGAAGCACGTCGGCGATACCGGGTATTGCAGCAGCGTGAAGCCGACCAGGTTGCCGTCGTTGAACGTGGCGATGACGCCGCTGCCGTCGGCCGCATAGATCCGGTACTGGTTGCGGTTGCGGTAGGCGACGGAGCCGATGGCATTCGTGCGCAGCCTGTTGACGATCGGCTGGATGTGCTCGCTGATCGTCGACTGGACGAAGTTGCCGTATGCCTGCGTGCGGTCCGTGCTGACGATGCCGCGGTCGGCCAGCGCGAGCGTGCGGCCGATCACCTGCGTGGTGTAGGCGATGGCGCCGATCTTGTCGGAGATGGGCAGCAACTGGAAATCGTCGTTCGTCGAGCCGTTCAGCTGGTAGCTGGAATTGCGGGCAAAGATCGCCAGCGTGTCGCCGGCCTGCACTTCCATGCCAGTGACGACGTCGCCGATGCCGATCTCGTCGGCGCCGGACAGGATCGTCCAGGCGTACGGCGTACCGTCGCCCGAGTGCTGGACCGAGCCGAGGAACGACAGGAACAGCTTCTGCTTGTGTGCGCGGATGAATTTCGGCGTGTCGCTGGCCATGCCGGTGCGGATCGGCACCAGCGTCGTGCCGTCGAACTCGAACGCCGGGTTCACGCCGTCGCAGAAGTACATGCGCCGCGTGGCAAGCGACCCCGTGAAGTTGTACGTGACGAACTCGAACCGGCCGCCTGGCAGCAGCGTGATGGCCGCGTTCGGCCCCACTGCGTTTGCCATCGGGGCGCCGGCCACGCGCAGCAGTTCGCCCGCCTGAAACGTTCCGGACACGGATGACAGCACGACGGTGGCCGTCACGCCGAAGCTGGCCCATGCGCCCGTGCGCACGCCGGCGCGCATGACGACGCCAGTGGCGCCGGACGTCGCGCCCGTGACGGTCGCTCCCTCAATGAGCTGCTGCGCCTGCGGCAGACAGGTCAGGCCGCTGGCCACGTCGCCCAGCGCGATCGGAGAACCGCCAGCCGTCAGCGATACCTGAAACGTGTTCGCCGTGACGGCCACGACGTAATAGCTCGTGTTGGCGCTGGCGCCGGTCGGGATCGTGCCGCTGAAACGCACGAGCGCGCCGACCAGCAGGCCGTGCGCGGTCCAGTTCACGGCGCCGCTGGACGTCGTGACGGACTTCGATGGCTGCGTTACCTGCAGTTCCTGGCCGAACGTGATCGCCGTCCAGCCGGTGCCGGTCGACTTGTACATCCGGCACTGGGAGATGCTGTAATCGCGGAAGGCGTATGTAACGCCGTTATACATCCAGACGCCGCGCACGGGCCCGGTGCCCGGCACCGCCTGAATGTCGGCGCGGTACAGATCGGCGGCGGCGGCCAGCGCCATCGCGTCGTGCAGGGAATCCGGATAGCCGCGGTCGATCGCGGCCGACAGCACGCCCAGCACGGTCATATCCAGCTTGCGGATCGTCTCGCCGGCGACGAATGTGCCGGACACTTTCGACACGCTGATGCTGCCGGTCGTGGGCGGCGTGGCCGTGCCATCGCACAGGACCACGATGCCGGTGGCGCCCGACGTGGCGCCCACGACGGTCGTGCCGGCAGCGACATACGGGAACGTGCCCTGCAGGTACAGGTAAGTGGCGGCCGATGGCGCCGGCCGGCCGTCCAGCCGCTCGTAGCCATCGATGCGCTTGTAGCCGCCGAGAATGCCGGGCTCATAGTTCACGGCCACGATGGCGTTGCCGGTCTGGATGTCCAGCGCGGGCGATGCCAGGTCGAGGCCGCCGATGAAGCGCACGCGCTCGGTTTCGATGCGCGCCGGCTGCATGTTGACCGGCTTCATGCGAGGGGCCCCGAGGTCGTCCACTTCGGCAGGTAGGCATTCTCCATGTCGCCGATGACGCGCGCGCATTCGGCCTGCGCATAAGACAGGACGCTCACGTCGCCCTCGAACTGCGCGTAGAGCATCAGCGCGCGGTAGACGATGGCGTCGTGATAGCGCGCGGCGAACGGCGGCACGTCCGTGTTGTTCACCAGTTCGACCGGCGCCTGGTACTGCTCGCCCACGATCGTGTAGGCGGCGTCCGGCGTCGGCCAGAACAGCAGCGACATATCCGGCGCCTGCGTCACGACAGACGGGCGCCTAGACGAAAGACGGTTCGCGCCATACAGGCAGTCGCGGCGGAAATCCTCGTATGGCTGGAAGCAAACAGGCTGCTCATCCATCGGGCCGATGGCGGCCGTGTAGCATCGCCAGTCGTCGCCGCGGAAGCGCCATTCCCCGAAATTGGCCACGCCCGCCGCGGCGGCGGTATAGCGGTTGTTCGGCACGGTCGTGTTGAAGGTGACGTCGGCGCGCAGAAATTCCCAGTCGGGATGCTGCAACTGGATCGAGCGGTTGGCCTTGGCGATCCAGTTGACGGCGCGCTGCGCCTCGCCGACCTGGCCCTGCACCGACACGATCGAGCCGGACATGCCGGCCTCGCGCATGAAGTCTTGGACGAGTTCGAGGAATGTCATGGGTTATCGGATTACGGTTGCGAGAGGATGTCGTTCAGCCATGCCTGGCCGATCGGGTTCTTGTCGCGCATCTCGAACGGGTAGCGCATGCCGTGGTTGATGTCGATCTTGGTGGTGCGGTCGCCGTTGCCGTCGGTGATCTCGGGCGTCGCCACGCTGAAGGGCTTTGCGCGCGCCAGCACTTCGACATACTTGCGGCGGGCGATCGTCCATTCGCCGCGGATGAAGCGCTGCGGGCGGCCGTCGTTGTAGACGTCGACGATCTTTTCCGCGTTCTGGTCGGCCGATGGCAGCACGCGCACCAGGACTTGTTCTTCCATGAAGGCAGAGTCAGCGGTGAATTTCTTGAACGCCGGATCGTTGCTGCTCATCGACACGGTGGCATTCAGGTTGTCGCGCAGTTCTTCCAGGGACAGGTCGTGTTCCAGGGTGATGCTGCGATCCAGGCCGCCCAGGTCTGCATCGAAGGAATCGGCGCCGACGGTGCCGGTCATCATGTCGGGGGTCACTGCGGGGGTGCGGTTGCGGCTCATGGTGTTCTCCAAAAAAGAACGGGCCACCAGATGGCGGCCCGCTCGGGGTTATGTGACGCTGGGTATTACGACGCTTGCGGACGGTTCGGGACGGCCATGATGTCGCTGACCGTGATCGTCATGCCCGACTGGTTCCAGTTCGAGGTGCCGAACGTGAACAGCGTGCCGGTGGCCGCGTTCTTCAGCACGCAGTAGGCGAACGGGACCAGCGTGTCCGGCAGATTGGCGAACTGCGGCGCGGCGAACTGGAAGGCGCCCGAGGCGTCCAGCAGTTCGGTCGAGCCCTGCACGACTTTCACGTTGCCCGACGAGTCCAGGCACCACAGCACGTTGGTGCCATAGCCGGCCTTCAGGGTGATTGCGGCGCCCGTGACGGCGTCGGTCGTCGGCGTGGTGCCGCCCGATACGGTCGACTTGCTGGCCAGCTTGCCGTAGAGGGCATACACGATCGCGGTGCCGATCGTGAACGTGGTGGCAGCGCCGGACAGGCCGGTCAAGCCGGCCTTCGTGAGCACCAGATTGCCGCCGATGAATTGTTGAGATTGCATGTATGGGTTCCTTTACGGAGAGAGGATTACGACTTCTTGACGTTCAGCGCGGACTTCGTCACGGCCAGGGTCGCGACGTTGTTGGTTCCGAGCGATGCGACAGTCGCGGCGGCTGCCGTGTCTGCCTTGGCCAGAAATGCGGAGAGCGATGCGCGCAGCTGCTCGACGTCGTCGACCAGGCCATTGAACGCCGACAGCAGCAGGCGTTTGTCGGACTGGTTCAGCGTCATCTTCTGGATCTGCTGCGCGATCGATACTTGGGGATTTGCCATGTTGTTCCTTTCAGGTCAGGCGCCAGGCGCTGGGCCCGGCGCCGTTACAGAATTACGGCAGCACCGAGACGCCGACTTCAGCGACAGCCATCCAGCCGTTGTTCAGCACGGTGGCCGCGAAGTAGTTCTTCGCGCCGATGTAGCCACGCTGGCCCAGCGGGTCGTTCTTGTCCTTCTGGCCCGGCGGCAGGTAGGTGACATCGATGGCGTCCTTGCCGCGCAGGGCCACGCTGCCCCATGCATTCTCGGCGGCCACAATGACCGGATAGACGTCGATATTCGAGCCCGAAGTGGAATACAGGCCGGTTGCGCCGACGGCGACGCCCGCGTCCGGAATGCTCTGCAGTTCCGGCGACAGGATGACGCGGAAGTTTTCGACGCTACCCAGTTCCTGCTCGTGGATCACCTTGCGTTGGCCGTAGATCGCCGTTTCCTTGAAGCCGGTCAGGTCGCGGATGTCCTGCTCGGTGTCGGTGTGCGCGAACACGAGGTAGGAAGCTTCCACTGCGGCGGTGCCGTAGTTCGGCGTCGGCGCCAGGATGCCGGTGATGAAGCTGGCATGGTTCGCCTTCAGCGAGCGCGTGATCTTGCGCAGCAGCGACAGGGTGATCTTGCTCGACACGGTGGCGCGCGAGGTGCCGCCGGCGTAAAACTTGTTGGTGCAGCCCTTCAGGGCGCCGTAGCGCACCATCTCGCGCACCAGGCCCAGGCGCTCGCCGGTCTGCTTCTTCATCTCGTCGACGATCTGCGGACCGTCTTCGTGCATGTCCACCATCTGATCAGACACGGCGTACAGCACGGCATACTGCTGCATCTGCACTTCGATGTCCTGCGGGGTCAGGGTATCGGCCGCCGGGGTGACGCCTTCCTGCGTGATGTGCGCGACCGCGCTGACGTTCCACTGGTTCGGGTTCGACAGGGTCGAGCCGTACGGCAGCCAGCGGCGGAACGAAATCGTCTTGCTGGCGTTGGTCGGCATCTTCTTCTGCTGGCCGGTGATGCCCAGCACTTCGACGGGCATGGCATGCGCCAGGATCTCGCCCTTGAATTTATTAATCCGGGCGGAGGTATTGAGGGTCTGGATCGTCATTGTGACTATCTTTCAATGATGGGTTGGGGTCAGCGGCTTCCGGTGCGGACGGCTTTGAAACCGGCCTCGAATGCCGCATCGTCATCGACTGCGTTGATGCCGGTTGGCGCTCCCTTCGTTGCGGGGATCGCGTTTTCCAGCCGCTTGCCGCGTTGCTTGTTGGCTTCGGCTTGCGCCGTTGCCTGCTGCGCGCGCGTGTCCCTCCAGGCTTTGAAATCCTTGAAGGCATCGACCAGCACATTTGCATCCCATGAGGACGCGAGCAGGTCGCGCGCAGCTTGCGGCAGTTGATTGCGCCACTCGGAAAACTCAGGCGTCGCTTTCAGTTCCCGCCAGTCCGGATGCACTGCATCCACGATGGCGCGTTCCCTGGTGCGAATCTCCTGCTGGACACGAGGATCAGCGAACGGATCGGCCGGCTCGGATTGCTGCTGCGGCGCCGGGGCGGCGTCGCCTGCGTTGTCCGGCGGCGTGGCCACTTCGCGCGCGGCCGTGGCTTCGTTCAGGTCTTCCTCCAGCATCTGGCCCAGTTCGGGGAACTCGGACTTGATGCGCTTGAGTTGGACCTGCGCCGACTTCTGGCCGTCGGCCGCGCGTGCCGCGATCGCTTTCAACTCCTGCTGGATGGAACCGATCTTGCCGGCCGTGGTGTCACGGGTGCGGCGCAGTTCTTCCTGCAGTTGCGGAATCGTGGCGGCGGCGGCGCGCAGGGCTTCGACTTCGGCTTTCGTCAGCGTCACAGGGGCGGATGCTTCCTGTTCGGCCTTCGCACGGGCTTCCGCTTCGGCCGCGGCTTGCGCTGCGGCTGCTGCATCCGCTTCGGCTTGCGCGCGGGCGGCTGCATCTTCCTCGGGTTCCTCCTGCGCCGTTGCGGTGCTGGCGTTGGCATTCGCGTTGTTCGCTTCGGTGGTCGATCCTTCGGCGTGCGGCAGCTGCTGCTCGCGCGTCGTGTTGAAGGCGGCCAGGAACTCGGCTTCCGCGTTCGCGTCTTCCTCGGGCGTCAGGGTTTCCAACTGGTCGTTTTCTCCTGCCATTGGTACATCTCCACAAACAAAAAACCGCCTCACGGGCGGTCGTTACGACAAGGGGCCGATGGTCCCTGTCACTCGTGCCCGTCCTGGCTTTCACCAGCGGCGAGCAAATTTTTAAGTTCGGCGATGCGCCCGCGCAGTTGCGCGGTCTTCTCGGGTGTCATTTCGTGGTCGTTCTGGCGGCGCAGCAGGTCGAGCCGCGCCAGCAGGCGTTCGCGCAGGCGCAGCCACACGTCGCTGATGCGATCGCGCTCGGACAAGGTCAGGTCCGTCAGGTCGGGCTGCTGGCTCATGCCTGCCAGGCCTCGCCACTCGGCGCGCGGCCAGCCGGTTCAGTTGGCGGCGTGATCGCCTGCGTCGTCGGGTTGTTGTGTTTGTGCAGGTCGGCAGCCGTCGACATCTCGGACAGCTCGCGCTGCACGTTCAGCTTCATCGTGGTTTCGGCCAGGCGGGACTTGACCTGGTCCAGCGACAGCTTCTCGCGGTTCGCATAATCGAGGTAGGCCAGTTGCAGCTTCGTCTGCAGTTCGCTCTGGTGCGCCTGCGCATCGGCTTGCGTGCGCGCCGCTTCGCTCTGGGCGAACACGGCATCGCGGTCGGTGTCGGCGGCAATGCGCTTCTCCTGCACGCCGGCCGCGATCTCGGCCGCCTTGACGCGGGCCTGCGCACCGATCTGCGCGACCTGGATTTTCGGATCTTGCGGCGGCGGGTTCTGTGCGGCCTGCGCCTTCATCTGCGCCTGCTCGGCCTGGCTGTACTGGAAATTGTCCGGGTCCAGGCGCTGCGCCTTCATGTACTGCTTGATCCAGCGCATCGGGTCGATCGCGAACGCCGGATTACCGATCAGCTGCCCCATGGCGAGGATGGCCTGGTTCTGGGCGTCGCGTTCGAACAGGGCCGACGAGCCGCGCGCGGCCACGACATACTCGCCCTTCTCGTCCTGCTCGCCGTAGATCAGCAGCCACTCGTAGTAACGCAGCAGGTGCGGGACCGTGATGCGGTCGTCGAACAGCTTGGCAATCTGGCGCAACGGTGTGTTGCTGTTGTTCGTCAGCAGCTGCATGCCGCCGACGGTTTCGCTGGCCTGCCCCTGCTGGCCCTGCATCAGCATCGGCATGCCGGTGCAGTCCTCGGCCAGCTTCTGCGCGTAGGCCACGATCTTCAGCAGTTCGTCCGTCAGCATCGGGATTGTGATCGCGGCGAATGCCTTGCGCACGTCGTCGATGTTGGTCGCGTCCTTGAGCATCTTCCACAGCATGCGTGGGCGGATGCCGTAGGGCTCGTTCGGGTTCATCGGCTTGATGGCGCCGTCGGCGATGACGATCTGCGGCCCGGCGGCCAGGCCGGCATTGTCCAGCAGGTTGCGCGTGGCGGCCGTCAGCATGCGCTGCGGCGTGCGCACCTGGCGCGCGACGCCGATGCCGGCCCAGTGCCCATCGCGCTCCTGCCACACCATGACGTCATACGGGAATTCGCCGCTGTCCAGGGTGCTGCGCGCGGCCTTGATGACGCGGTCGTTCACCATCGTGATCATGACGGGCAGGACCGTGTCTTCCTTGACGTCCAGGCCGGCGGCACGCAGGTCTTCGGCCGTGGCCACGCCGTGGTAATACCAGATTTCGAACGATTCGGCATCCTGCGCCTGGTAGTTCAGGTCTTCCTGGTATTTGCGCTGCGGGCCTTCCGACAGGCATTGCTTGATCGTTTCTTCCAGGTAGAACGGTTGATCGTCATCGCCCACGGTGCCCAGCAGGTCGCGCAGTTCGCGCGCGGTGATCGTGTCGCGCTCCCAGACGTAATTGCCGCGGTGGATGTTCTCGCCGCATGCCGGGTCCGGGTAGAAATTCCAGTAGTCGATGCGCTTCGAGACGGGCGCCGTCTTATTCTGGATCGCCATGCCGGTGATGACGCCGGCGTCGTCACGCTGGATGACGCGCGCCATCCGCTTGATGGGGAACGGGCCTTTCAGGATGCCGACGCCGACCTTGGCCGCGTCCTTGAGCACCTTGCGCTGCTCGGCGCTGTAGTGGCCTTCCTCCAGCCAGTCCTCGATGCGGCGCTTGGCCTTCGCCACCTTGGCGCGGGCCTGGCCCACCATCTGCGTCGCGGCCTCGCCGATCGTCGTCGGTGCGCCATCCTTCGGAATCACGCCCGGCGGATAGGTCAGCGGCTTGTCGCTGCCCATCGCCTCGATGATGTCCGGCATCGGCGTCTCGCGCAGATCCCAGTTCGGATCGTCGGTCGGCAGCAGCATGTCGGCGGCGCGGCCGGCGCTGAAGTCGACATAGGGGCGCGTGATGTTCGGGAACACGTTCGAGCCGGTGCCGCGCGCGGCGTTGTCCGCTACGCTGGTGCCGCCCGTGCCGCCGAAGTCGCGCGGCTTCAGGGTGGCGTGCTCGTTGCGGTTCGCGTCGTCGATGCCCTCGTAGAATTCCTCATCCTCGCGCCAGATCTGCTCGATGTTCGACTGCGCGCGCGCGTTGACGGCGGACTGGCGCTTCTTCGCCAGGGCCGCGGCGAATGCATCCAGTTGCGCCTGGCGCTGATCATCGGCGGCGCGCTGCTTCTCTGCCATCTGCGCGGCCATGGCCTCGTCGATCTCGTCGCCGGCGGCCAGCGCCTGCCCGGTCGTGCTGTCGCCCAGGTCCATCTCGGCGCCGTTGGCGTGGTCGTCCGGATTCAGGGCTTGCGGCGCTGCTGCGGGCGCGGCGGCCTGCTGGCGCGCGGCCTTGCGGCGGCGTGCGGTCTGTTTGTCCATGCGGTGCTTTCTCAGTATCCTGCGCCCGGATCATGCGGGCGATGCGATTCAACGTTGACCGGCGTACGGTCGATCGGGCGGAATGGCTCGGCGAACGTCAGCGACAGGGCGTCGGCGATGTCCGGCGACAGGCCGCCGCGCTTCTTGATCGCTTCCTTGCTCTCGATCTTGATGCGGCCCTTGCTGTCGTACGTGTAGCCAGGCTCCACGATGTCGGCCTGCATCTCGTCGCTGTCCGGGATGCGCACGGGCTTTTCAGCGAACCAGTCGCGCATTCGCACCCACATCTCGGCGCGCTTGTTGACGTACAGGTCGTCTTCGTCGGCCGATTCGCTGGCCTGCACGCCGACGACGACATCGCCGTAATTCAGTTCCTCCAGGCGGTCGTAGACGCCCACGCCCAGCCCGATGATGTCGATGAAGACCTTCTGCGGCTTCTCGTCGTCGATCAGCTTGGCCAGGATGCCGGCGATCTGCATCGTGTTCTTCTTGGCCAGCGTGCGCACGCGCGTTACCACGCGGCCGCGGCGCCACACGATCGCCGTGCGGTCGTCGCCGTAGCGCGCCGGGTCGCAGCCGATCACCAGCGGGATGTGTGCCTGCGGCCCGATGCTCTTTTCCTTGCGCGCAGCCAGGATGTTCGGAATCGGGATCAGCGAATCGCGCTTCGCCGCCACGAACGCTTCGGCCGCCGTGTTCGGGTATTCCTGCTGGAAGCGGGTTTCGTCGCCCTTGAAGTCGTCGGCGATCTTGCGGCGGCGGAAATACAGCTGTCCATCGGTCAAGCCGAACAGGTGCTTCAGCTGGTCTTCTTCCTCCGTCCGCACGAAGTCCTTCGGCGGCTCCTTCGAATATTCCTCCTGCCAGAACCACGGGACGAAAATTGCTTCGTAGTCCGATTCGCCGCGCTCTGCCATGCGCCAGCGCGTATGAAAATCGCCGCCGACGCCGTTGGCCGTCGACTCCAGAATGATTTCGGTGTCGTCCATATCTGCAATCGCCTGACCCAGGCCGGGCCAGATCTTGTCCGGGTTCGGCCAGAACGCCACTTCGGAACCGTGAAACAGCTGTACCGTGCCGGACCGGCCCGTCTCGGCGTTGCCGGCGGTGGCCACGGCATAGCGGCAGTCCAGGCGGTCGAACCACAATTCCTTGGAATTCGAGCGGCCGGCGCTGGGCTGGATCGGGCCCGGCAGGTTCTCGTAATACCTTTTCGTCATGTTGAAAAGGTTATCCGTCGCTTCGGCCAGGTGCGTCAGGATGAATGCCTTCTTGCCCTTCGCGAACTGCAGCTTGTGCATGAAGCGCGCCTGTACGTAGGTGCTCATGCCCTGCTGGCGGCCCTTCAGGATCAGCGCCCGGATCTTTCCCTTCTCACGCAACTGCTTCTCAAGACGCCGATGTACGTAGCGCTGGGCTGCGTTCAACTCGAAAGGGACGATCTTGCCGTCCTTGCCGATGATCTTCAGGCAGCGCGGCGCGTAATACTCGAAGTCTTCCTTCAGGCGGCGCTTCTTCTCCTCGCGCTCGGCCGCACGGTCAGTCAAGGCTGTCCAGCCAGTCCTCGATCGTTCCGGCTCCTCGGTTGTTGCCGTCGTTGAGCATGCCGTAGGCTTCGCGCTCCAGCGCAATCAGCGTCTTCAACGTATCGGCCAGTTTCTTCATGCTGTCCACGCGGCTAGGCAGGCTCATCGTCTTCTCGAACGATTCCAGCAACTGCTGACGGCGGCGCTCGGCCGCTTTGTCCGCCGGATCGGTGCCCGTGATCGGCGGCCCGGCCACAAGATCGGCCAGCTGCTCGAACAGTTCCCGGCTGAACGTGCCGCGCTCCAGTTCCTCCAGCAGCGCCACGCCGAGCGACCGGAATCGGGAAATGTCCTTGCGATGGCCGAGCGTCACCCCTGCGAGCAGGTCCGAATTCACCTCCAGCACGACCGATTCCGGTACGCGGGTTGATTCGCGTACGGAGTTGCGTACCGCTTCCTTGCGTACCTTTTCCTCGGCCTTCAGCCTTACCTTTTCGGCAAGGTCGCGCTCCCATCCTTCCTTGTTTGCGCGCTTGCGGATCGCTCCTTCCGTGACGCCATGTTCGGCGCCGATCTGGCGCAGCGACTTCACACCGGCCCTGTACGCAGCTTCGATCTGCGCCCAGTTGATCTCTCTCGGTTCGGTCATGGTGCTGCTTATTAAATCGACATCAGGTAAAACGCGAGCGCCAGGGCGCCGCACAGCATCGAGCCGATCATGAACAGGGAGACGGCCGCCATCTCGGCGCCGATCTCATCCACGTTGGCGATGAATGCGCAGGACAGCGCAAGGGTGAATTCCATCCCGGCCGGGATCGTCCACCACTGCATTTCGATCACGATCAGACCTTCGCCGGCCAGTAGGCGTGATAGCCGGTTGCGTTCTTCAGCCCGGCGTTGATCGCTTCGCGGCGGTCGGCGTGGATCGTCACGACCTTCAGGCGCTCGGGCAGCGGCATGAATGCGCATGCCTCCACGCTCGTGTTGCTGTAGACCGTCGTGATGACGGCCGGGCGATCGCCTTCCGGCTGTGCGATCAGGATGCTGCGGCCCAGTGCGGCGGTGTTCATGGTCTTACCTTCCCGAGCCAGGGCCGCGCGCGCCGTTGAACCCAGACTGGAACATGGATTCAGCCGCATTGTCAGCGTCGCCATCCGGAACGCCGCCGTTGTCATCCGCATCCGGCTCGCCGGTCAGCATCTGCTTGGCTGCCTGCAGGGCGCTGTCGACGTCCTGCATGCTCTGCCCGGCATCCGGGCCGTCGGCTTCGGAATAGACCAGATACGTGCCATCCGGCTGCTGCTGGATGCAGATCGCGGGCGCCTGGTCGTCTGCGCCTGGCTGCGCGCCGGCCTGCTGCGGCATCATCGGCGCCGCGGATTGGTTCGATTGCATCATGGGTCTATTCCTTCGGGAGCCGCTTATTCGGCGGCGGGGGTTTCGGTCGGCTGCTCGGTGGCGGCCGGTTCGGCGTCAGGCGCCGGGGCGGTCGCGTTGGCGATCAATTCCGGCTGCGGATCGGCTGCCGGCGCCGGATTCAGTGCGGCGGCCTGATCGATCACAGGCGCGACAGCGCCTTGCTCGGCAGGCGCTGCATCGGCATTCAGCGCGGCGCGCAGCTGTCCCAGGTCGACCTCAACGCGGGTTTCGCCCAGCAGCGCGGGTTTCGTCAGCGGGTCGACCCAGTTCTGCGGGTCGGGGATGTTGGCCAGGAAGTCTTCGAGCGCGGCCTGGTCATCGAACTGGCAATGCTGTTCCGTCTCGACATGCAGTCGATGCAACTTGTCCTTAACGAATTCAACAGCGGCAGCGCCTGCGCTCGCCAGGGCGCCGAACGCCGACATCAGTGCGAAATGGTTGCGTTTGATCTTCATGGTTGCTCCAGTGGTTGATGGGAAGTGGCTGGGCCCGCTCTGCGCGCGGCGGAGAGGTGCCGCGTCAGGTTCCACATCGTCCCGTCCTGCGGCCCTTCGCGCTGACCGGGCGCGCGGGAGTCAGCCGCGCGCCCGATCGAATAAAAAAGGCCGCGCGGGGCGGCCAAAGCCTGAGGAGGAGACCACAGACGAGAGACAGTCGTTAAGAATTGGAAATTTCCAATTCTTCATATTCAGCGTTAGCCCATGCTGTATGGGCAAAAAGAAAAGCCGCTCGGAAGCGGCTTTTTTCTGGTGGCAATTATTACGTGTATCTGGAAACGGATTCTGCCGCGCAACCTTGCGCGGAGTCAAGTAATTTCAGGTGCGCACTTCATTTTATTGCGTACTCGCTCTCATCATGGTTTCATTTCTTTCAATAATTTATCAATCATCTGGGTAATCCAAGGTTCGCTTGCGCCGCGAACCATGCGCAACAGGTGCAGTGCCTGGTCGCGCTCGCGCTCCAGTCGGTGCATGCGATCAGGCAGCGATTCGACGGTCGAGTCAACGGCGTTTCCCTTATTGATGATGACCCACTGGCCCCCTATCCAGACCGGGCGCGGTGGCTTCATGCCCTCGATGCGCGCCAGCATCGAGAGGATCGGCTGGGCTTGGCGCTGGAACTCCATTTGCAGGTCGGCCAACTGGTCCTTGTACATGCGCTCGGCGTCATCCAGGCTGGGCGGCCGGTCAAGACGATCTGTCATGGCGCCCTCCGGTACTTCCAGACCTCGGCCATCACGAAGCTGCCCGGCGCGGCCGGCACGCGCTCGCCGGTATCCTCGAACAGGCCAGTTGCCAGCGCAGGCGCACGCAGCCGCTCGTTTTCCCCCCACGTCTTGACGTGGATGCAGCCCGGCGCCAGCGGCTGGTCAGGCACGTTGACTGTCAGCTTGCCCCAGCGCCCCTCGTCGACGACGATGGCAATCCGGCCGCCGCGGTAGTGCGCCTCATGCAACTGGTGCGCCTGGCCGTTGATGATGATGGTGCCGATCTTCTTCACGCCTTTACCTCCGCGCGCTCGAACGTCCAGACCCAGCCAAACACATGAACGAATCGACCCTCATCGATGTCCCACGCCCGGAACGTTGAGTCGATGTCGGTATCCTTATGGATCAGGACACGCAACGTCATAGTATTGTCGATAGACGTGATCAGGTATTCCTGGTTAAAGTCGGCAGGTCGGCGCGGCGCCAGCTGGTGCGTGCCGATGCCCACTTCCGTCAGGCCGTGGCAATAATGGATGTAGCCGCGATCCATCAGCACGACGGCGCGCGTGCCCCAGCGGTCAGTGACGTGGCACAGGACGGTGCCGGCGTTGTCGCGGGCGAACTCGCCGGGCCCGCACACAACGCCCACGCGCGTCGCGGGCTCGGGCAACCTCGGGGCGGTCATGATGTTCTTGTTGTTCATGGTGCTCTCTCAGTGGGAGCGCCCACCGAAGCGGGCGCGGGGTTGGTGTTAGGCGGCAAAGCTCTTGAATACGGCGTCGGCCTTTTCCGCACCGCCGAGCACAACTTTCGCGATGCAGCCGACCGAGTACTCGGCTTCGCGCCTCTGGCGCTCGCGCGCGCCGTGCAGGTGGTCCGGGTGAAAGAAGATTTCCGGCTTGAGACCATCCTTTTTCAGATGGCCCAGCGCACCCGCCTTAACTGCTGAGCGCAACTCGGCGCGAACCTGGGCGGGGATGCGGCCGCGAATGACGCGAGTTCCTTGGCACAGGATGTTCTGCACATTCGGGCCAAACTCGTCGGTGTATCGATCGCTCATCTTCGTTCTCCAGTTCTCGCCGCGCCCAGTGCGCCGCCAATGAACGACATCATGCCACCACTTGCACAACGTTGCAACAACTTTATGCATCATCTTGCACGCAATTTGATTTCCAGCAGGTGCAGGTGCGCCGCTGGTTGCAGTTGTGGGTGCATGCGCTTTCCGGAAGGCCGGACTGGGCCAGGTCGCCGATCAGCAGCACAGCCGCCACGATAGCCAGGCCCAGCGCGGCCAGATCCAGGTCGAATAACAGCGCCAGCACGGCCAGGAACAGCAGGGACAGGATCGTCTTCATGGAGCCTCCGGCTTCGGTGCGGCGTCGATCATGGCCGACCAGCACAGTTCGGCGTCGCGTTTGGTTGGCCGTTCATGTCCGCAAGCTCGCAGCATTTCGCGGCCGGCTATATCCATCACGTCCGTCGATAGGATCGGCACCAGCTTCATCCCGGCCGGCACGCCAGCCAGTCGAGCGCCCCATGCGTTGATGTGGGCGATGATCTTGTCGTACCGCTCTGCTGCATCGTCGCCGGCCTTTGATAGCGCCCATGCAAGCATCATGTCCGCGAACTCTGGCGTGTCGATCGTGGCCTGCGGTTTCAGTTCATCCGACATTGGTTTGCTCCTTATCGCCATACGCGAACAATTGCTTCCGGATGCGCGATACACGCCTCCAGATACTTCGCGCAGAACGGCAGGAAGTGCTCGTACTTTCCCCATCCATTCGGCGCGTTGAATTGCTCGAAGTAGGTCGGCCTCGTTACCATATCCGCAATGCCCAAGCGCAGCGGCTCGATTATCTGTACAGCTTTCTCGATGCCGTTTTCATCGGGGCGCCACAGACAGGCGTAGATTCCTGCCTCATGCGCCATCTTGTTCAGGTTGTGGGTGATGTTCGCGCTGTAGACTCGATCGCCGTCCTGGTCGATAAGATAAACGTCTAGGCTCATGCCTTCTCTCCTTTGTCTGCCTGCTGTTCGCTGGACAGCGGCGGTGCGGGATCGCGCTCGCTGAACGAGTCAGCGACATCAATCCCGGCAGCCTTGGCCAGCACGGCGATCGGCGCCTCAACGTGCGGCGGACGGCCATAGGCGCGCGGCAGCCGACGGTACAGCCACAGCATGATGCTCACGATGTCGGCCGTGCTTACGCCATGGCTCTGGCGCGCAAGCTGGGCGCGGAGGTCGGCGAATTGCTCGTCGAGCCAATCGGTCAGCGACTGAACCTTCTCGGACTGCGTCGTTACGTTCTGGCCGGTCTTCGCCGCGACCATGACATCGCACAGCCTGATCTGAAACTCGACGTCCTCATTGATGCTCACGCCCTGCGCAGCTAGTGGGGAACCACACTTATCCACAGGGTTACCGTAATTGGTTACGGTAACCTCGCGCGCCCGGCGATCAGCAGCGATGGCGTGTTCGACGACGCGGCGGATTTTGCGCAACGTCGCCTCGGTGTAGGCGCCGGGCCCACGCCAGCCCATGATGCCGGCGATTTCGGCATCGCTGATCGGCAGTCCGTCCTCACCTATGGGTGCGGACGGGCGGCGGGCAGCGAGCCATCCGGCGAAGAATATCCGTTCCGGCATGGCACCAACGCCAAGTGGTCCGCGTTGCTTCAACCACGTTTCGTAGGCGACGAGCATGTCGCCCTCGGGCGCGCGCTCGGCTTCGTTGTTTTGTTCAGCGGCCATGGGGTGTCCTTTCATGGTGCAACCTTAAAGTTGTCGTCGTTGAATTCGTGAACCCACCGCGACGCGGATTCGATCTTGGCGGCCCGCGCGTCGTTCGCCGGCGCTCGCTCCTCGGTCAGCGGCTGCACGTACAGCCACGGGCCGGGGTTGCAGTTAAAAAGCACGACAGATTTCTTGCGCACGACTTCCCAGCGCTCGCCGTGCTGCTTGATGATCTGTTTGGCGCGCTTGGACATCGGGATGAGGGTGATGACGCGCATCACTCGCCTCCCTTCTGCTCTGCCGCCTCTTGGGAGGCCGGGTTATCGGCGAGCGCCTGGCGCAAAACAAAATTCCCTTCCTTCTCCATGCGGCGGAACCAATATTTCATGGTTTCCACCCTGTAGATGCCGGACAGATTCTTCCAGATACGCCAAGCATATTTGCCCGATGCACTGGCGGCCCAAAACAGCAGAAATGCGGCGAGGGCAAAGCCGCCAGCGGTCATCGCTATAGCTCCGACGACATATGCGACAGTCGTGACGGCGCTCATTTCGCCTCCCCATTTCGGCTTGCCGCCATTGCCGAACGATCCAACAAGCCGCGCTCGATGAACAATTCGACGTCAAGCGGGTCAGCCTTCATCGCATCGCCTCCCTGCGCGAACAGGCTCCGTACGATGGCCGTGTCGCCGTCCTCGCGCAGTGCGACGCCGACGGCGCAGAAGTAGCCGCGCGCCCACTGGTCCGACCGCTCCGCATCCTTCGCGTCTGCTGCGCTGGTGGCAATGCAAAGCGGTTGCCAGTTCACACGTGAATCGCATGCTTTGTAACCCCGTTCGCCGCGCAATTCAGCCGCCACTTTCAGATCGTCCACGTACTCCCACTTGTCGACCAAGTGATACGGGTAGTCCTGTCGATGATGCTGCACAATCTTCCCGTTCTGGCCCAGTCGATTGCAACGCCATGCGACGATTTCGCCTGCGCCGGTATCATCAGCTTTCCCCGTCGCGTCGGAAGGCGAGACAGCGGCGCGATGCGGCGTGTACCAGATGCCGTCGTGCAGGATGGCGAGATTCGGCAGCGCTGCGTCCTGCTGTGCATGCGCCGATGTAATCATGCATCCGTGCGCGGCGAGAACTTCACGAATGTCCTGCATCGACAGATTGATATAACCTGCCTTTTCGCAGATCGCAGCAAGCACGTCGGCGGCCGGCGCATGGCACACAGGCGCGGGAGATGCAGTGAGGGCCGGCGTATTGCGAATGCGATCCGCGACGGTCTGGACCTGATTGGGGTCGAGCCGCGCAGCTACAGCCTGCGCCGGCTGGTCGATAGCGGGCGATACCTGTCCGATAGGGTGGGCGAGCGCGGGCTGTTGGGCGGCCCATGCCTCAATCAAGGCGAGCGCCATTTTGTTCAGGTGGGAGGCGGCGCGGTTGCCCCAGTCATCTGCGTCCTGCACTCCCTCGTCCCATTCCGCGATCAGCGACGATGCCACATCAATCGGGCTTCGCTTGCTCAGGGCCGCTGCCGGTGCATCTGCTGCAGCCCGGCGAGCGAGGGCGCGCACGTCTTCGAGCTTCACCCATTCGCCCTCGTAGTTGTCGGGGTCCATCGTGCAGCGCTCGACGCCTACGCTGTAGCGCTGGATCTTGTCCAGGTCGATGCCTGCCGGTGCGGTGCCGCCCGTCGCGTGGCTTATCAGGTCTTGCAGACGTGCGACTTCGCGGCGCCATGCGGCTACCTGTTGGGCGATTACGTCGGCTTCTGCCGGTGCGGTGCTCGTGTTTTTCGTGTCGGTCATGCTGCTTGCTCCATGAATAGTTGTTGTTGTGCTGCTGGCACCGCGGCTGCCATTTCTGCTACCTGCAGGCGGCCCAGCTTGCCCCACTGGTCCGCCATCGCCTGCGCGATTCCCTCGTACGTCCGGCTTCGATCCTTCCAGCGGTCCGGGCCCGGTGAGGCAAGGTGCACTTTCGACCATGCCTTGTGTTCGTCTGTGCCAGCCTTCGGCGGTATCAGACGGTTCGTCGCCTCCAAGGGCGGCAGACCGATCAGTTCCAGTCCGGTCGCCTTGAATGCTTCCTCGCCAAACCACCACGGCTGCACGACCTGGCGGAAGCCGATCTTGATACGCTCGCGGGCATAGCAGTGCATGATCGGGTTCTCGATGGCCTTGCGCGGGATCGGCGCATCGCGCAGCAGCTTGTAAAACTCGGCCGCGGCCTCCAGGTCAGCCCACATCTCGTCGAGCGTCTTCCCAGGTGGCGGCACCTTCAGCCAGCGAACACCGCTGTTCGTCAGCCTCGTGCACGGCGGATGCGCGACCATCAGATCCCATCCGTCGTACAGCACGTCCCGAATGTCGCCCTTGTAGTGCGCGCCGGGAGCCTCGGTGTCAAGCATGTCGCAGCTCATCGCCATGTGGCCGGCGCGGATGAAGGCATCACGTACCCGACCGGAATACTCGCAAGCCACCAGAACGCGCATCGGCTTACGCATCACCGCTCCCACGATGGCCGTTCTCAGTGCTGGCGGACTCGGCCAACTCCGCGTACACGATCTTGCCGTCGAGTAGGCCCTTGATGATCTCGTTGAACTCCCAGCAGTAGACTTGTGCTTCGACGTACACCCGCAAGCCGTCGCGGTAGTCGTGCTGCTTGCGACGGATGAACGCCTCGGCGGCTTCCTTGGTAAAGTGCACGTTGACGATGTCCCAGCGCTCGTCCCAGCCCGAAACTGTGTGCTCTGGCAGATCGGCCAGGATGTCCCACTGGTCGCTCTCGCTGAGCGACATGAAGCCGCAGCCGCCTTGCTCTTGCGCCAGTCGGTGCAGTCGCGCCCGACTCTCCGGCCCTTGGTCGCCCCAGTACTCCAGAACGCTGAAATACATACTGTCGTCGACGTACACGGCCCACTTGTCGGTGTAATCCTTGTCTATGCCGAAGATGATGCGGCGCGCCTGCACAGTGAACAGAGCGTCGGCCGTGAAATGCCAGTCCACGCCCTCACCGCGCACGTGGTGGCGCAGGCGCTGCACGAAGTCGCCGAACGTCTCGGCATTCAGTTCCTTGCCGGTTGCGATGCTCATGCCTCACCTCCTTCCTTACTGGCGGCCTCGGTCTTGCTGCGCTCCCAGGCTGCGATTTCGCGCTCGGTCATGAACATGTAGCCGTTGCAGCCGCAAGACGGGCACGCCGATTGCGTGGCGCTCTTGATCGTCTTGTGCGGCACCTGCGCCAGATCGGTTTCATAGCCCTTCCACTGGCATTTCCTTTTTCCGCATCGGATCGGTGCGGTGCCGTATGCTGGGAGGCTCATGCTATGTCTCCTTCCTTGCTGGCGGCCGGGGCTGCAACCGGAAATTCGGGCAATGGCTGCCAGTGCGTGACGAAGCCTTCGGTCACATAGCAGCTGGAATATTCGCCCCAGTTGTCAATGCACTCCAGCCAGCCGGCCTTGATGTAGAACGTGTCGTCGTCTTCGTTGTAGTCGGTTTCGCAGTCGTCGCCCTGAGCTTCGATCTGGAACTTCCGTACGTACTTTGCGCGGATCATCCGTTGCTTGCCGCGCGGCGTCACGTAAACCGCAAGGCACTCTTTCTCCGGCAGTTGCGCCTCGACGCTGATCCACTGCGCCTCGTTGCGCGCCTCTCGTACAGCGGATAGGTTGGCATCCGGAGCGGCGAGCACATCAGGCGCCACCTTTCGCAGATCCTCGGGTGTGCCGGCCAGGATGAAGATGTCTGTGTTCGGGATCTGCAGGCGGATGGATGCGCTGCGCGTCCGGCGCTTGAGCACCAGCACGCGCTCGATCAATTCGTCCTGCAGGACGCGGCGGATATCATCGTCGCCGCTCGGGGTCGGGCTTTCAGTCATCGTATTCATGTTCTTGTTATCCGTTCTGCTTGGCGTCGGCCGGGACCGCTCGCACGGTGATTTCGATCTGGTCGCCGAAATGCTGCGCGATCGCGCGCGCGTCTTTCTGCGCCAGGCCTACCAGCGTCAGGAACTGGCCTTCCCCCGTGTCCAGGCTAATGCCGATATCCGGATCGCCGTCCAGGTTGCCGACCTCGACCAGCTTACCCTGCACGGCGGCCAGCAGCGGGTGCAATTCCGGCTCGGGCAGGATCTTGGCCGTCATCTCCATGCGGCCGTCAAGGTCGAACTTCTGCACCAGGATGACGCGCATCGGGTCGGCCTTGGTCGTCTTGATGAACTGTTCCAGCATCGCGTGCGATGCGTGCTGCACGCGCTGGCGCAGGTTTTCCAGGTACGTCTCGGTCGCCTTCATTTCCTCGGGCGTCGGCGTGTCTTCCCAGTTCAGCGGGCCCAGCGGGTGCCGATCGTCCTTTCTCTCGGCCGGGTGATTGGTGGCGGTTCTCTGTTCCATGTGGTTCTCTCGTTGTGGTGGCGGCGCGCGGCCAGCCGGTGGATTAAAACGAGCGGGCCAGCGCCAGCGCGGCGCGGACCTGCTCGACCGATTCATAGGATACGGCGCCATGCTGTTCGATGTCGACGTCGACGGCGCGTAATGCTGCCTTCATGGCACGCGCGACGGATGCGGGCAGCGCCTGCGCGATGTGCGGCGCCGGGCGGCGCATCCAGTTGTCAGCGCACTGCTCGACAGGCAGGACGGGTAACGGGATGATCTCGAAAGCCATCGCGCGCCCCTTACCAGACAAACGGGAAATTCGTGCCTTCGATGGCGCCTGCGGCCAGCACGCAGACGGCCAGGCCCAGCCATGGCGCCCACGTGCGCGTATCGAGGAAGTGAAAAAAATTCTGGATCATGTTGCCCTCTCGTTGTTATCGGTTAGAAACATGACGAGTATAGGCCGTGATGCACTAGCGTGCAACACATTTATGCATCATCTTCCGTGCACAGGTCGGCCAGCACGTCGCCCATCGCCGCGCGCGCCTGTTTTTCCAGCTTGGCGAGATGCGGCCAGATTTTATTTTTCTGGTCCAGCACGGTGCGCGCCGGGCGGCCGATGCTCTTGGCCAGCTTCGTGATCGATGCCTTGCGGTCGAAAAAATTCTGCACGATGCCGAAGCGCATGCGCTGCGAGTCGACCTCGTCGCGGATAAATTCGCGCGCCCATTCGGCCAGCGCCAGCAACGCGGCCTTGTAGTCGTCGGTCAGGCGCGTGCCGCCACAGCACGGGCAGTCGTCGGCGCGCGTCGTGAAGATGGCGATGATGCAGGCGCGCTCCAGGTCATTCAGGCGATCCAGGCGCGCGCGCACCATACCGGCCTGCGCGGCACCGTCCAGCCCGACGAGCCCCTTGCCTTGCCCGATCTGCACCTGGCCCACGCGCTGCATCTGCTTGGCCACCGGGGAAGGTGCGTATTGCTGGCTGGAGTAGCGCAGCGCGAACATCGCGGCGTGGTCGGGGCTCTTGAACAATTCCATCGTGTCAGGTTCTCTCGTGCGTTATTATTCGGGTTCGCGCCTCGGGGCGTGCATTCAGTCTTGGGGCCGCTTCGCGCGGCCCTCTTTTATTGCCGTAAGGATAGCGAAAAAGATGCTTTTCGGCACCTATTTTTTCTCGGTTGTCTCGTATTCGCGCTCCAGCCGCGCCAGCTCGTCCTGAACCTCCGCATGCACCTCCATGATCAGCTTGCGCGGCACCAGTTCCAGCTGCGCCTCGTGCACTGGCAATGCTTCTCCGACGGCGCGCAGTGTCACGCCGTCCAGCCGCCAGTTCCCGGTGCGCACGCCGCGGTCCTGCATGCGCATCATGCCGTCCAGCGCCTCGTCGAACAGGTCGACGTATTCCGGGCCGTAGCCGCGCAGCGCCAGCGCCTTGCCCATGTACATATTCAGCGCCGTGCAACACCATGATTCGTGCGTGGCGTCGCCGCGCGCCAGGTTCTCATAAGCGAGGAACGCATACATCAGCACGCTGGCCCGGTCGTCGGCCGTCATCGGCTGGTTCGGGTTTGCCAGCGCGGCCCACAGGTGCAGGCAGATGTCGGCGTAGGCGCTTGCCGGCAGCGGGCGGGCGCGCGGCACGAAATGTGGCTTGCGGCCCCACATGCGCACTTCGACCATGCGCCACCACGACAGGCCGACGATGGCTTCGCGGATTGAAAAATCATTCATATGTCCCATGTCATACTTCCTTGATGTGAATGCCGTGCACCGTGGCCATCAGGTGCTTTTTTTGACGGTAGGCGGCAAGCCGGCGCGTCGCGTCGCTTTTCGTGTCCTCGACGACGAGATGCCCGGCCTGCACATAGGTGAAATCGGCGAAGTAGCGCAGCGCGGGCTTCTTGCGCGCCTCGCCGGCCAGGCGCACGGCCGGCGCCAGCACGAACGGCACCTGGCGTTTTAAATCGTGGATCTGGCCCGCGCGCGCCAGCTGCTGCAGTTCGGCCCAGCGCCGCGCCTCCTTCTGGCTGTCGAACGTTTCGCCGCCCTGCTCGACCTTGCGCGAACGATACTTGGCCGGCGCAGGTGTCGACGGCTCGGCCGGGGCCGCGCGCCGGGCCTGCGCCGCCAAGTGCTGCGCCAGGATCTTGTCGCCCCAGCGCGCCACGTCAGCCCTGCCCGTCCTGCGCCGCCATCTCGCGCATGCGCATCAGGTGATAGCCTTCCGCTTCCCAGAGTGCCGCCCTGGCCTTGACCAGCGCATCCTCGCTCGCATACTGCACGCCCAGCGCGGCGTCGAACTTCGTGGGGTCGATGCAGGCGGAAAAGCCTTGCGCGACGACGTAGCCGTTCGGCAGCGTGGCCACTGCGATCGTGCTGGTTGTGCCTGGGAAGCGCTGGCACTGCACGGACAGGCTGGCCACCATGGCATCGATGCGCTCGGCCGGCACGCGGTCCGGCGCCAGCGCCGGCAGCGCCTCGCGGAACATATTCGCGAACGCGAGCGCCGGCAGATGGTAGCCCTTGGGCAGCGGCGTGAATTCGGACGCCACCGGGCGGATGTAGATGTCGCCCGGCTTCGCGTGCTGGAATGCCGCATACGGCTCATAGACCTGGCTGCCGTCCTCCAGGGTGATTTCCCATCCTCCGCCGTGCTGCTCGGTCAGCGGCTCCAGTTTCGTGATGCGTGCGGCCTGCACGCGCTCGGTCGGGGTGTACAGCTTCATGTCTCCAGTCCTTTCGTTTCAGATGGCGCGCTCGCTGGCGCGCCTGTTGTGGTTATCGGCTTACTTCTTCCATTCGCTGCGCGGCAGCAGGCGAGCCGTCATCGTGTCGGTGTCGATTTCCAGTCGCCCGTAGTCGCCATACTCGAAATATTGCTCGCTGAAGTCCTCGCGGGCCTGCTGCTTGTTCGGCGTGTCGTCGCCTTCGTCATCGGGGCGCGGGTGCTTCGCGTTGATGATGTCGTAGATCGCATCGGGGTCTTTGAATTCGATTTGCAGTTTCATGTCGTGCTCTCGTTGTTGTTGTGCGCCCGGACTGGCCGGGCGGGGTGGTGGTTATTCGACGATCAGCCAGTCCTCGGCCAGCGCATCGCTGCCGCTCGGCGCCCAGGTGCTCACGGTGTCGTCGGCGCCCTTGAGCGCGAGGTAGGCGTTGTACGGGACCATGCCGCCCTCGCCGAAGAAGGCCTTCGCGGCGCCGGTCTGTGCGGGGTAGCTGTTGGCGGGCACCAGGTACACGAACATGCCCTTGCCGTTCCAGCCGGCGCGAGCGACGCGGTCGCCGCGCTTCAGCGCCTCAAGCGCGAGGCCGAACGTCATGGCAGCGCACGGCCGATATGCGTTGTCGAACTGCTCCTTCGGTGACCAGCTGACGTAGCCGGCGCGACCCGGCACATTCGGCTTGCCGCCGTCCTGGTACTCGACCAGGTAACCGTCGTCCGCGCCGTTCTCGTCGGCCGGCAGCGTCCAGCCGCGGAAAGCGTTATAGGCGGCACGAGTCATGGGCTCGGCAGTGATGATCTTAGTTCCAATGTAACGCTGTTGCATGTGCATCCCTTTCGTTGTGGTTGCGGTCAGATGACGCCGCGCAGGTGCGGCGCCAGTTTGTTGAAGGCCGGGCCCAGCAGGACAGCGGCGATGCGCTCGGCGACAGCCTGCAGCAGACCGTCGACCATGTCCTTGGGCTCGGTCGTCATCGAGAACGATTTGCGCACCTCGATGCGCTGGCCGTTGATCTTGATGAACGCGCAAAATTGGCTGTCGCCCGACATGTGATCGCGACTGGTGTGCACGACGCAGTCGATGGGGCAGTTCTCCAGGCGGATCGCCTGCACGACCTTGTCGCGCGCGGCCTTCTCCATCTCGGCCAGCAGGCGCACGGATTCGTCAGTCGGCGCACGGTGCTCGTGCACGGTGACGGATTCGCTTACGCGCTCGGTGACGTGCCGGGTAGCATAGAAATCGAGCATGGCGATCAGTGCGTGGCCTGTTGCTGCTCGGCGGCCAGCGGCGCCGTCTCGATCAGCGCATGCACGAGGAAATCGGCGTAGCGCTCGAACTCGGCCTGCGTCGGGCTCTCGCCGGCCTGCTGGTTGTCTTCTTCGTACTGCTGCATCATGCGGTTGACGCGCTCGAAGCGCTCGCGGTCCGTTTGCGGCATCAGCGCGAATTCGCGCAGGGCATTGAAGCGCTGGGCGTCCGTCGGCTCGCCCTTCACGGCGCGCACCAGGTTATCGAAGTCGGCCAGGATGGCGGCCACCAGCGCGTGCGATGCGACCTGATCGGGCTGGTACTCGTTAGCGATGATCGGGCGCATCGACAGCGCCTTCGTTTCGCTGCTGCCGATCACCAGCACGGCGTCGGCGCGCGCCAGCTCGGCCACGAACGCCGGCGGCAGTTGGCCAGCAGGCGCTTCCTCGCGCACGATGAAACCGCCGTTGGGCAGTGCGAATTTGATGGGTTGGTCCTGCATGTGGTGCTCTCCTTCGTGGTTGAAAAATCGTTATTTCTGCGCCGGGCTGTGGCCCAGCTGGCGCATCGAGTCGGCGCCCAGATCCAGCAAGGCCAGCCCGATCTTGCTATCCGCGTTGCCGCCCTTGAATACGGCCTGGCAGCGGACCGGATCGCCGATCATCAGCAGCTGCGGCACACTGGCGCCGAACCGCTGCGTGTTGCTGGACTGCGCTAGCCCGACGAGGGCCGGCGGGTACGGTGGGCGCTCGTTGCGCATCGAGAAGCCGCGGTAACGGTTCTGGAACTCTTTCGCGACGAACACGAAATCATCCTCGCTCGGGCAGCTGCACAGCTTCACCCAGCCGCCCATATCCTCGGCCACGCGGTGGATCAGCGGATCGTCGAAGACAACGCTCTGGTACTGGCCGACCGAACGAATCGCGCGCTCGACCTTCGACCAGGCCAGCAGCGCGGCATCCGCGCTCGTGCCGCCGATCATGCGCACGACGTCGGCCGGCTTCGGGCAGAACTGGCCGCTGTCCGGATTGACCGCATGCCGGGAGAACGCCTGGCTGACGGCCGCGAAGTCGTACGCCTTCAGCGACTCCCACCAGACCGCCCCCGAGAACGGATTGAACGGTTTGCCATAGAAGCCATGGACGTCGCCCACCAGCTTCAGGAAATCAGCCTTCTCCGAGATTTTCATGTCCTTGCTCCTCTGCCATCATCTGATCGACTACGGCCCGGTTATGCGCGTAGATGTCGCCCTGCTGCCCTCCTTGCCCGCGGTATTCCGGGCCCAGCCTTTGCCCGCTGCGGCGCTCCTCGCGCACCGGGTAGACGTCGATCCAGTTTTTCAGGATCGACTGGTCCAGCACGGCCCGGACGTCGTGCCCGTTGTTGCGCAGCGTCTCCAGCGACATCAGCACCAACTCCAGCGCACGCTCGGTCGGCGGCTTCTTGATCTTCTTGCGCATCTCCAGGTAATCGGCCCATGCATCCGGGGGCAACCAATCGGGCAAAGCCGAAGGCTTTTGCCCTTGTTTTGGTTTACCTTTCTTCTCTTCTCTTCTCTTCTCTTCTCTACCGTCACCCGTTACGTCACTCGTTACGTCACCGTTACGCGTATCGGAATCGTCACTTTTCCCTGATCCCTGCTTCGCTTTTTGGCGCTCGCGATAGCGTCGCTGGCGCTCCGCAGAACTGCTGCTGCGCTCTATGGCAGAGACGTTATGTTCCTCAAAATTCGGCATCGTCAGGCCACCATTTTTCCGGTCGAATGCAACCCATCCTGCCGACTCGATCGCGTTACCGAAACCCGGTACGCCCGTCACTTCGTCGATGTCTTCCGGCCACACTCCGCCGATAAATTCACCCTTCGCGTGCTCATTGGCGTAACCCCAGAAACGTAACAGTGACGTAACGGTAACGTAACGCGTTACGCGCAACAGGGCGTTACGGTCTGTTCCCATCACGGTCATCCCTGCCCACGACAAAAAACATTCCTGGTTCAGCAATGACTCGGCGATTGCCCTTACCCTGGGATGCGCGATCAGGCCGACACGCATCTTGATCCAGTCGCCAGCCATAAATCAGGCTCCAGTTGCGCGCGCGATGTCGTTGGTTGCCAGGCTCGGGCGGACGGTCTTGACCACGGGCGCGGGCGCGGGTTCCTGCCCGGTGACGTATCGGTAAAGCTCCTGGTCCTGCGAGAACGTCATGATGTCGATCGCCTTGAACGGCTCCCGGCTCGGCTTCTGCGCGCGCTCCAGGCGCACGGCGTACTCGAACGTGATGGGCGCGATGCCCGCTTTCATCTTCGAGATCAGGACCGGTGGCAGCAGGGGGTCGACCTTGCCGAAATACTGCCCGCGGCCCAGTCCGCCATCGAGCCATTCGACGAACAGTTGCGGGACCGGGTAGCGGGTCGCCTGGCCCGGCTTCTTATTCATGCCGCGCAATTTTGCGTCGCTGATACTGCCCATGAAGATCACTCCTTGGTTGTTTATGTATGGCAGCATAATACACTGCGCAATCTCGTGAAAGCAATGCTTTTAATGATAAGAAATATTCAACAATTGCAGGGGCTGGCAGGCATGACGAACCCGAGCCGCGCATGCAGGCGCGCCAGCAGCTCGGCCTCGGTGCCGTAGCGGGCCGTGAACGTGGCCTTGCGGCCGTGCAGGCTCACGCGCTGCATGGGGTCGGTGTCGTCCTGCTGGTGATGTGGCGGGCACAGTGGCAAGACCTGGAAGTGCGCGCCCGGCTTCGTACGGCCGTCGATGTGGTGCAGGCTGACGACGTGATTTCTCCAGCCGTCGATCTCGCAGGCCATGCACGGCTGCGCGCCGGCTAGCGCCATGAAGCGCTGTTCGGCTGCCGTCGGCGCCCGGCCCTTGAGGCCGCGGCTCGACTTCTTCTTCGTCGACGTCTTCAGCGGTGCCGCCAGCCGGGCCAGTTGCCCGTCGCCGCGCGGCATCGGGGTCTTGCGCTTGAACTCCGTACGGGCCAGCGTCTTCGTGCCGGCCTTGAGGGCGGTTTTCCGCTTGAGCGGGCCGCCCCTTTTCATGCCCGGCCTACCAGATCATCATCGCCGCGCACGGCGTGGAACGTGTCGGCATCGAAATTCGCGCCCATATGGCCGTCGACGCGGCCGTCCAGGTACGCGGTTTCGATGATTTCCTTGCTGGCGCCGACCAGAATGCGCACGCGGTAGCCGCGCGCCGTCTTCCAGATCTCCCCGGCCTTCGGCCGTTGTTTCACGTTGTTCATTTTTTCTTTCTCGATAATTTGTTCGATCAGCTTCCCGCGCGTGCGCAGGTCGCGCCGGTCGCGCTCGTAGAGCACGCAGAACGCTTCATTCCATTCCCGCGACTTCCCGAACCACTGGCAGACCGCCCGGCCGTCGCCGTCAGCGGCGTCCTTCAGCGGGAAAGCTGTGCAGGTGGCGCAGGTATGGCCGCTGGAGGATTTCACGGGCGCTTGCGGCGGTCGGCGGTCGGCGCGCGGAACAGCGTGCGATACAGCGTCATGACAGTGCTGTAGCGCGGGTCGCGGTTTTCGTCGAGCATCGAGTAGATGGTGCGGAAGGCCAGTTTGGCGTCGACGGCGATGCGCATGAAATCCGAGCGCGGCACGGTATTTAGTTTCTCGCGCACCATGGCCAGGTAGTCGATCGGTTCCGGCGACGGCGCCGCCTTGATTGCTTTCTGCTTCATAGGGTTCCCCTGTGTTGTTCGAGCCCGAATCGTAACATAGAAATTTGCACTGTACGACAAAAACAAAGATCAAAAACTTGTTGCATTGTGCAAAAGGCGCGGCTATGATGGCGTCTCCTATCAACAGGCCGGGCAGAGTCTCCGGTAAGAAAGGTAATTATGGAAACCACAACGAAAGCGCCGCGCCGACGTGCGGCGGATCGCACGGCCACGCCGGCGCAAGAAGTGCAGGTATTGCCAGGCACCCCGCCTGTAATTCCGCAGAACGTTCTGCCGGGCACGCCCCCAGCGGTTCAGCAGGTTGTTCCACAGGTCAGCGCCGGCATGCAACTGCTGCAACAGGCCGTCGCCCGCGGCGCCAGCATCGAGGAACTGGACCGCCTCATCACCCTGAAGGAACGCATGGAAGCCAGCGAGGCCCGCCAGGCGTACGTGCAGGCGATGACGACGTTCAAGCAGAACCCGCCTGCCGTCGTCAAGAACAAGACGGCCAGCGTGACGGGGCGCGACGGCAAGGCCGGTTACAGCTACGCCTATGCCGATCTGGCCGCCGTGTGCGGCGCCATCGTCGAGGAGCTGGCCAAGGTCGGCATCAGCCACAGTTGGACCACGCAGCAGGGCAGCGGCATCGTCAGCGTCACCTGCACGCTGACGCACGAGCTGGGCCACCAGGAGCATACGACGCTAACGTCCGGCATCGACCAGTCCGGCGGCAAGAATCCAATCCAGGCGATCGGCTCGGCCGTAAAGTACCTGGAACGCTACACGCTGCTGGCGATCACTGGCATGGCCGTACAGGATGGCGAAGATGATGACGGCGCCGGCGCAGGCCCGACGCAGGGCGAGCGCGCCGAACTGCGCAGCATGGCGCAGGACATCCGCCGGCCGAAGCCGCAGCAGGTCGCCGCAGGCAAGGGGAAAGACGTGCCGCCGCCCAGCGAAGAACTCGTCGACGCCGCAAGAAAAGCAGCTGATGGCGGACATAGCTCTTTCGGCGCGTTCTGGCGCGGCCGTACGGAACTGGAGCGAGCCCAACTGACGCCGAAGCTGGAAGACCTGACCGCGCGCGCCAATGCGGCAGCCGCACAGCAGGCGGGGAAATAATGCCGCGCTTCATTGATTGCATCCAAGGATCGCCCGAGTGGCACGCCGCGCGCGCCGGATTCGCCACCTCCAGCCGATTCGCCGACATCATGGCCGGCAAGGGCGCGCGCGAGGCGTATATGTGGGAACTGGTCGGCGAGCGGCTGACCGGCGGCCCACTGCGCGACTCGGGCGGCATCGCCAAGGACTGGGGCCACGAGGCCGAAGACATGGCCCGCCAGATCTACCAGCAGCGCACTGGCAACCTGGTGCGCCAGGTCGGGTTCGCCGTGCACAGCCGCATCAAATGGGTGGGGGCGTCCGGTGACGGGATCGTGATCGGCCAGCCGGGCGGCATCGAGATCAAGTCGCCGTACAACTCGGGCATCCACGCCCGCACGCTGGCGCTGGGCGTGCCCGATGCGCACTACTGGCAAACGCAGGGCGAGTGCTGGGTGTTCGAGTGGGACTGGGTCGACTTCCTGTCGTTCGATCCTGCCTTCCGGGCGCCGCATGACCTTTATATCCAGCAGGTCCGCGCCGACAAGTCGGCTATCAGGTGCCTGGAGCAAGAAGTCAAACGCTTCCTGGCCGAAGTGAACGTAGCACTGAATGACATCCAAACCACGAATTGAGGGGAACAACAAGATGAACACGACCACGAACACCACAGCAGCCGACGACACCATCATCGACGGCGTCGTCGCCGAAGTAAAAAAGGCCGATCCGGCGCTGGTAGTGCTGAACCCGACGCAGTACGCCGTCGAGCTGTTCAAGCCGTTCGAAGACCAGTTGTCAGCCCTGAAGCGGAGCGCCAGCCGCGTGAAATACGACATCACGACGAAGGAAGGCATGGCCAAGGCGAAGGAACTGCGCGCCGGCTTCGTCAAGGTTCGCACGACGGCCGACAAGGCGAAAACGGAAGCGAAGCGCCCGATCGACCAGTCCGGCAAGCTGATCCTGGAGCACTACAACAAGTTGGCAGACGCAGCGAAGGCCGAGGAGGCGAAGCACGCCCGCGCGATCGAGGACGAGGAAGCGCGCATCGAGGAAGAAAAGCAGCGCAAGATCGCCGCCGAGCGGGCCCGCATCGAGGCCATCGAAGGACGCATCGCGCACATCCGCAACCTGTCGGCGCAGCTGGCCGGCGCCGATTCCGAGACGCTGGCGGCGAAGGTCGAGGAGCTGGTCACGCAGCGCCTGGACCCGGCCATGTACGACGAGCACCTGGACGACGCTGTCAACGCGCTGAACACGGCCGTCGACGAACTGCGCGCACTGCATCAGCGGGCGCTGGACCGTGAAGCCTACAACCGCCAGGTGGCCGCCGAGCGCGCCGAGCTGGAGCGCCTGCGCGCCGAGCAGGCCGAGCGCGACCGCGCCGCCGCCGAGCAGCAGCGCCAGGCCGAACAGGCGGCAGCCGAGCAGGCCGAGCGCATGAGGCAGATGCAGGCCGAGCAGGAAAAGAACCAGCGCATCATGCAGGAACTGCAGCGCATCCAGCAGATCGGTATGCGCGAAGGCGACGCGCGCGCGCTGCAGGACAACCTGGAATTCGCGAAGAAGCTGGAGCTGGACCTGAACTGGTTCGGCGGCATGGCCAGCATGGCGCAGATGGCGAAGGACATGGCCGTCAACAGCCTGACGACCAAGTACCAGGCCGCGCTGGCGCTCGAACTGCCTCTGGCGCACGAGGAAGCGCTGGCCGAGGACGCGCGCATCATGGCCGAGCGCGTTCCGATGCGCCTGGTCGAAGTTCCTGATCCACTGTTCGGCCGCGCATATGCGTTTGAACGTGTTGTCGAGGATGCTGTGACGACCGGCATGGGCATTGCCTCCATGTCGGTTTCCGACAGCGGCGAGCCGGCCGCGCAGTACGTTGACCAGGACGACGTGCACGCGCAGCCGGAAACGGTCATCTACCGCCAGCCGGTGCCGTACAACGTCAAGCCGTCGATTGAGACGCCGCCCAGCGACGACGACATCATCGCCGTTCTGGTCGACCACTTCGGCGCCACGCGCGCGGCGATCGCCACCTGGCTGCTGGACCTGGACCATGCGCACCTGAACAGCATCATCGTGGAGAGCCTGACGTGATGGCCGGCGCCGCTGTGGTGGCGCCTCGCATGTGCAAGGTGGACGGGTGCAGTCGGCCCGTCCGCGGGCGAGGCATGTGCATCAACTGTTATGAGAAGTGGCGCCGCGCAAACCCGAGCGTGCGGGTGCAGTTGCAAAACATGGACATGGTCGAGGAGCTTTTGCCAGCGCGCCAGAAGATTCTGTCGGAGAAAACGGGCATGACACTCAATAGCATTGCCTCAGTGCTGAAGCGCCTACATGAAGCCGGGCGCGCGCGGATCGGCTACTACGATCCGCCGACGGTGACAGGGGCATCGTTCCGCCCGGTTTGGGTCGCCGGCGCCGGCCGGCATGCGCCCAAGCCCAGCAAGAAAAAACTGGCGGAATACAGGCGCCATACGCACCGCAAGAACTATGCGCGGCGCAAGGGCCAGGCCTGGGCTGCACCGCTGGGAATAGGTGCGTAATGCCGCCGCCAAGCAGGAAAGACGAGGTTCTGGCCGTGCTGCCGAACGCCAGTATTTTCGATCTGCCGAAGTGGAAGCGCGGCGCCATCGGAACGAAGGCCGACTTGATGAAAAAGACAGGCATGTGCAGCGCATCGGTGTGTCGCTACCTGAGAATTCTGCACGAGGAGGGCAAGGCGCACATTGCGCACTGGAACCAGACCACGGGCCGCGCCGCACCGGTCTGGATCATCGGGCCTGGCGAGCATGCCGAGGAGCCTGATCGCCGACCGTCGAAGGAATACAGCCGCACGCACAGAAAGCGCATCACCCGCGCGATCAAGAACGCGAAGAAGGGGAACAGTTTCGATGAGCGGTATGCCGGCCAGGTGGCGCTGGCGCTGGCCGATGAGCGCGCAAAGGCATCTCGCATCAACCCTGTGACGTGGCTCACGCCACTGGAAGGAATTGGAAAATGAGTAAAAGCAGAATCGAAGACGTGTTCAATACGCTGCAAGATCCGGCCGCGGTCGACCTGCAGGAAGCGATTCGCCGGCGCAGCTGGACGCCCGAGCACATCGCGCGCATCACGAAGATGTCGCTGCCGCGCGTGCGCGACCATCTGGCGCGGCTGGAGATGAACCAGCGCGCGCACATCGTCGGCTGGACGCCGTATCCTGGCTGTGTTCCTGTCTGGGTCAAGGGGCAGGGCGAGAGCCCGCCGCGGCCGCGCGGCCGCTCGCAGGCCGAGCACCAGGAAGCGTATCGCCAGCGCTGCATCGAGGAAGGACGCGCGCCGGGCAAGCGCGGGCCGATCGAGGGCAACGCGATGCCGGGCCGCTCGCGCGAACTGACGTATCAAACGATCGAGGCGGCGCGCGCGGCAGGCCCGTCATCCTGGTTCGCATCGCTGGGCCCGATGCCGTCGGCTGATGCGCTGCCATGACCCGATATGTCAGCATCGAGAAATGGCGCGGCCCGCGTGCCGAGGTCGACATGGAGCCGGACAAGATGCGGTTCACGGCCGCGCCGGCGCGTAAATCATGCCGCGGCTGCCTGTTTGATGGCCAGTGGGCGCGCGTGTGCAACCGCGTCGCCGAACTGGCAGCGCTTGCCGAACTGCCGAATTGCGAACGCGACCACGTCGTCTACGTGGCCGTCAAATCCGATCCGCGCCAACTGGAAATTACTGGAGATGAAGAAAATGAACTGGATGCAAGCTGATGTATTCGCGCCGCTGGATGTGGCAACCACGCCGGCCGAGATGCGCGCGGCAATCGAGAAAGCGCAGCAGATTATTCCTGTCGCGCGCCAAGTGATGATGACTGCGCGCATTGGCGGCCTGTCTGCCGAGGATACGTATTCCATGCTGGCCTACCACGCCCTGCAGCAGTTGCAGACGGTGAGCCGGGCAATGGAAAGGTTGGTCGGGATGGGTTCCCCGATCCCGGTGCTGGTTGAAAAGGTCCAGGCCGCCAGCAATGAGAACGGCCAACGTGGGAGCGGCGATGCGTAAGCCACTGACCGCGCTTGTCGGCTGCGAGTCGTCGGGCATTGTGCGGGATGCGCTCATCCGTGCCGGCGTGATGGCAATGAGCTGCGACCTCCTGCCAACCGAGCGCCCCGGCCCGCACTACCAGGGGGATGTGCGCGATGTACTCGACGGGGACTGGGACATTGGAATTTTCCACCCGACCTGTACCCGGCTGACGAATGCCGGCGTGCGCTGGCTGGACAAGCCGCCAAAGAAACTGGCGCCGTGGCAGTACCCAGCCGAGGTGGTCGCCGCCTACGAAAAGATGACTGAGAAGGAGCGCCTGGAATTCATGTGGGACGAGCTGCACAAGGGTGCCGAGTTCTACAAGCTTTTCAAGCGGGCGAAGATGCGCAAGGGCAAAGCCATCGAAAACCCGATCATGCACTGCCATGCGCGCGCCCTGATCCAGCCCGGCCCGCGCCAGGTTGTTCAGCCGTGGTGGTTCGGTGATCCATTCTTTAAGGCCACCGGGTTTGAGCTGGAAGGCCTGCCGCATTTGGTCGCCACCAACCGCCTGACGCCGCCGAAGAAAGGCACGCAGGAGCATAAGGAATGGTCGGCAGTGCATCTGGCATCGCCGGGACCCGACCGCTGGCGCGAGCGTAGCCGCTCGTTCCCCGGCATGGCAGAGGCAATGGCACAGCAATGGAGCCGCTTTGCGCAGCTTGATGCCGGCGAACTCATTCAGGTAGCAACTCCCGCACAACAACAACTATTCATGGAGCAAGCAGCATGACCAACACCACCAATCACGCACCGGCAGGCATCGACCTGGACAATCTGGAAGCACTGGCGCGCAACCGCTTCAACGGCGGCTTGTCGCTTTCCGCTGATGAAGCGCTCGCCCTGATCGCCCTCGCTCGCCGGGCTGCAGCAGATGCACCGGCAGCGGATGAGCGGCAGATGTTTGAAGCATGGGCCAGCCGAGAAAATGCGCCGTTCATGGTTGCGGATCTTGATCGATACAAAGAAGGTTATGTTCGCGTGACTACCGATATGGCGTGGGAAGCATGGAAAGCCCGTGCCGCCCACCCTATCGGACAGGTATCGCCCGCTATCGACCAAGCTGATGCACCAGTGGTGGCGGCCGACGAGGAAACACGCCAGCGCATGCGTGACGCGGTTGCTGGTGCGCTGACGGGCCTTTATTACTGTGGCCGCGTGTGGAGCGCTTGGAGCGTTGGTACGATGAGTGAGGATGATTTTTCACCGGCCGACGAGGACGACAACATCATCGAGAACGTGACAGCCGCCGCGATTGATGCGCTGGGTCGTGCTACCGCTCCCGCGCCTGTGTGCCATGCGCCGGCCCCGACTGCGGAGATGTGGGCGCTTGTTCGCCAGATCAGCGAGGGCTACCTGTCCGCCGACATGCCTGACCGCGCACGCGCCATCTTGGCTGCACCTGAGGCGGCGCATGCACAGCAGGACGCAGCGCCGCTCGGCTACCTGACCCCGCACGCGCTGGCTGAATTGAAAGCACACCGCATCGGCATGCCGTCGAACATCTGGCCGAACGCGGACGAGATAGCGGGCGCAACCATCCCGGTCTACGCCGCCTCTGCCGCTGTCTCGCCTTCCGACGCGACGGGGGCGCAGGCCATCAAGTTCGCGCTGGAACTGGCCGAGAACGAAAACGATGACGCTGCCGTGTCGTTCCTGAAAGCGTGGAACACCGAGGACGCGGGCTATCTGAAGGCAAATTGGCCCGATTTTGATGCTGCTACCCGAGATGCCGAAAGAAGAACCACTGCGGGCGAGGGCGAAGTACGCCCCTTGGTCGAAGTTCTGGCCGCGCTTGAGGAACTGTCTCGCGGCGCTGAAATCGCAAAGTCGGACGAATGGGTTAACCAGCGCGCCAGCGTCCTGTTAGCAGCTCTCGCCCCGCGCCACTCGCTCGCCACCAGCGCGACGGGGAAAGCTGACGCTGCCAGTGCGGGCGGGCTGCTGGCTGAACTGAGCAAGGCTTTCGTCACATTGGAAAGCAACGGCGGCGAAGGACGGACCATCGTCCTAAAGTTCAACCAGCGCGAGGACGCATACGCCGTGCATGACTTCTTACTGAAAGGCGGCGGGCAGGAGTACACCTACGGCGCCACCAGCGCGGCAGACGCAACGGATGCGGCCCGGCTGGATTGGCTGGAACAGAACCACGCGCAAACGTACCGGTTTGAAAGTACCGGAGACTGGCGCATCAGCGACGTATGGGCACCGCTGGCACAGGAAAAGACCCTGCGCGAAGCCATCGATGCGGCAATGGCGGCAAGCCGGCAGGGTGACGAAGCATGAACGATTACGACAAGCTTCTTCCAACAAATGGATTTGATGGCGATCCAATCGCTGATGTTCATGCCAGCATGTTTGCTAAACCTGTTGTCGGCACGAAGGCGGCAGACCTAACACCAGCAGAAAGGATGTGGTTGCTGCGCGCGGCTGGCGTTCCGATGGACCTTGAATTTCTCGATGGCTTTAAGGTTCGCATGGTAACGCGTGTTCCATGTGCGATTGTTGACCGTGGAGATGGAACCTACATTATCGCGGTCGGTGCCGGCCCCAGAGGAACATCATGATGAAACGCCGCGAATTCCTGATCACGGAAAACTCTCGCCAGGGACTGATCAAGCTGATGACGGACATCATCAGCACCAATTCCGTCGGCACGACGATCATCGTCGAAGCGGCCGGGAAGTCGCGGCCGATGGAAAAGCGCTACCACGCGATGATCGGCGACATCGCGCAGCAGTGTAAATTCAACGGCCGCAAGTACACGGCGCGCAGCTGGAAGCGCCTTCTGGTCGAGGCGTTCGTGAACGTGATGAAGATGGATGCGAAAGGCCAGGGCGAGCCCGATCCGTTTCCGGACCAGGTCGAACTGGTCGAGGGGCTAGATGAAGAAATCGTCGCGCTGGGCGCGCAGACGCGGCGGTTTTCGCGCTCGCAGGCGAACAATTTTATCGAGTACCTGTTTGCATTCGGATCAGATCGGGGCGTTGTATGGCGCGAACCGGCGCAGCGGGTAATCCGAACAATGCTTGACAGAAAGACCGATAGCACGGCAGACTAGGTGCCTGCGTGGTGCCCCGAGTCCTGGCGGGCGGGGATTGCGAAACAGCCAGGAACTACATGAAAGCGACTGTAAAACGTAAGGCCCGCGCTGCGAAAGCTATAAGCCGTCGTGGCAAACAGGATCGCTTCCATGTGGTGAATGCGCAGTGCTGATGCGCAGCGAAGTGTGCAAAGCGTGGTCGCCGACAAAAAACAGAATGCCCTGCACATGCAGGGAGGTCGCGCGGAGTCGGCCCGCGTCGGTCCCAACGGGGGCGTAGTTCAGGCCAAAGCCGGAGATTAGCACCGGCCACCACAAGACAAAGGCCCGATATCGGCATGGCGGTATCGGGCCTTTCCTTTTACTGCCCGGCGCGGGCGCGCATGCGCTCGATGCGCTCGCGTTCCTCGTCGGTAGCATGCTGGTAGAACTTGCGGCGCTGCGACTGGCTGATGCGGTCCGGGTTGTCGATCTGGCTCAGGATGCGCATTGCCTCCTTCGGCGTCTGGCCGGCATCCTCCAGGATCTGCTGTGCCTTGTCGACGTCGCCGCGGCGCACGGCCTCGCGCGCATCCGGCAGCACGTCGCGCAGCTTCGCCTGTTGCTCGCGGTTCTGATAACGCATCTCTGCCACCTCATCGCCGCCGGCCAGCTTGCTCACGGACAGGCCCGTCGCCATGCCCAGCAACTTCAGCTTGTCCATGTGGTCGGCCGTGCCGGTGGCCAGGTGCGCGGCCGACTTCATTTCTTCCATCGGCATCTGCGATTTCACCCAGTAGGCGGCAAACGCGGCCGCCTGCTTCACGATGTTGTCGTCCGGATTGATGATGCGCTTGCCGGTGAAATCCTCGTTCGCTGTCAGGTCAGCGATCGGGCGCATGAAGGTCGACATCTTGTTGTGCGCCAGGTGCATGCCAGTGACGAGGTTGCCGTACTGCTTGATCTCCTCGCCGACCTTGCCGACCGGCAGGCGCATGTAGTAGCTGTTGCCCTGCTCGTCCTCGCCCACGCGCACGCGGTCTTCTTTCCCGTGCGGGTTGTCGGCTGTCTGCGACAGGCTGCCGAGCGAGTCGAGCGGGTGTATCAGCACGGCCAGCGGATCGTCTTTGAAATGCAGCCCCAGCTTTGCCAGGCGCTCCTTCAGGTCGTCGGCGATCTGCTGCCCGGTCTGTCCCTGCCACAGCGCCTGCGCCAGCGACGCGGCCGTCGTCATGGCGCCGATGTCCAGCACCAGAACGGCCAGCGCCTTCTTGCGCGCGATCTTCTGCGCTTCCGACAGCGCGCGGCCGGCGGCCTGGTTCGCCTCGTCTTCGTTCTTGCCGAGCGCGCGCTGCATCTCGAACGTGCGCGTCTGGATCTGCGCGCGCACGTCTTTCGGCAGCCCGGCCAGCACGTCCTTGTAGGCGCCGAGGTTCGTCATCGTGAACGACTTCGAAAACAGCGAAAGGTTCAGCAGCATGTGCGCTCCTTCGCTCATGGCTTCGTGCGGGATCATGCCGGCGTAGCGGTTCGCGAAATGCGTGGCGATGCGGTTGGCCGTGTACTGGTCGACGCCCTTGTCCATCAGCGACGTGCGCATCATGACCGCCATGCCGGCCTGTAGGTCGGCCACGCGGTCCCACAGCAGTTTTTCGTGCCAGAACTCGCCGGCCGCATCGACGGCGCGGCGCGCGGCGTCGCCCGCCTTCGGGCTGGCCACGTCGAACACGGCGCCGATGGCCTTCGCCGTCAGCGACCGGCCCGGCTCGATGCCGTTGGCGATCGCGGCGGCGTCTTCCGTCATGCCGCGCCCGGACACGGGCACCAGCCCGGCCTCGACAAGCTCGTTCATCAGCGCGTGGTCCTGGCGCGCGCGGTTGCCGACCACGTAGCCGTGAATGCCGAAGAACGAATTCTTCAGGTTGTTCTTCCATCCCATGGTCGAAATCATCGTCGGCATGGCCTTTCCCCAGATGACGAGGTTGTGCGTCAGCGGCGACAGCATGATGACGCTGGTAACGGCGCCTTTCAGGTTCATGAGGCCGCGGTAGATCGCATTCTGCTCGCCCGTGAAAACGGCCTTGAGCGGGCCCGCGAAATCCTTGCGGATGTACAGCGGCGACGATTCCATGATCGGCTTGCCGTTGCCGTCTT